TTCGCGCATATTGCAGCGTAATTGTCGGCCGCCTTTTGCACCGCCGCTAATTCACAATTCTCTGGAGGGAGAGCAATTGACTACCGAACGACGCACAATTGAATTTCACACCGCGTTCAATCACCCGGTGCGCAGCAATCCGACGACCCTGTCTCGCGAAGAGGCCACGCTTGCGCTGGCCTTGATCGAGGAGGAGTTCTGGGAGCTGGCTGAGGCGCTGTTCCCTCGCGCCAGGGACATCTACCTGGCGAGCCACGAGGACCACGAGACGCTCTCCGGCGAGCTTGCGCTCTATCCGCACGCCTACTACTACGCGCCCGACCTGATCGAAGTTGCCGACGCACTAGCCGACCTCGACGTCGTTATCAACGGCGCTGGCATCCGCCACGGCTTCGACATGCAGGCGCTGTCCCGCGAGGTGTTCGCCAGCAACATGAGCAAGCTCGATGCCGACGGCAATGCGATCTACCATCCCAATGGCAAGATTGCGAAGAGCTCGCTCTTCAAGGAGCCTAACATCGCCGGCGCACTCGGCCTGGTGGCCGTTGGCTAGCGGCTTCGACCTCGAGACCGACTTCCGCGTCGGTCGCATCCGCTGGCACTGGCGCCTCTGGCGCATGGAGCCCGAGATTCCGGTCGAGCCGCAGCGCCAGGGTGACGTCTACGCCTCCACCGAGCGCGCGGACCCATGGAACGTGCCGAATCAGCGCATGGGCTTCACGCCCAACACCCCCGACTAACAAGGGCTACCTCGAGGCGTCAAACCACTCTTGCCACTGGGCGTGCTCGCGCTTGGCGTCCATCCGGCGACGACGCGTCCACCTTGGCAGATAGGCGGCTCCGGGCAGTTCCTGGCCCACAGCCCGGCCCCCGGGGTACTTGGCGGCCAGTGCGCGCACGAGTATCCAAACGCCGAGCCCGAGCAGCGTGAGCTGCCAGTTCGTAACCAGCAGCCAGAGTACGGGTATCACCAGAAAAAGCGCTATGGCGAACATGGCGCCACTATTCCACATAGCACCGCCCCGCACCAAGGGCTATATGCCCGAGGAGGGCCAACTTGTCTCCTAGCATCACCGTCTACTCACGTCCCCGCTGCCAGCCTTGCGCCGCCGTCTACCGGTGGCTGGACAAGCACGGCTTCAAAGGCGCTTACACGGTCGTTGACACGTCGCTGGATGAGCCCTTGGCTCAGTCCCTGCGCGACGAGGGCTGGACGCAGTCGCCGGTTGTCGACATCGACGGCCACCGCTTCTCCGGCTTCGACGTCAACGAGCTGGCCAAGCTGAAGCAATGAGCGGCGGCTGGCAGGGCTCGGATCGAAAGTCGCGGCTCCCTGCCGACTGGCCACTACTCCGGCGAGCCGTCATGGAGCGCTGCGGCGGCCGTTGCGAGGTCATCAAGAAGAACGGCAAGCGCTGCTACGACAAGGCCACCGACGTCGATCACATCGAGCATGGCGACGACCACTCCCCGGAGAACCTGCAGGGCATCTGCGACTGGCATCACAAGCGCAAGAGCAGCCGCGAGGGCAACGCCGCGCAGGCTGTCACCCGCAACGCCCTCAAGCGGCCGCCAGAGGCGCCGCCAGGCGCCATTGCAGGCCCGCCTACCCCCACTAAATTCCAAGGCTTCTGAGGAGGCGTCATGGCTGGATCACGAGGCCCGGTGCCTAAGCGCAGTGAGGCTAGGACGAGGCGCAATAAGGAGCCGGAGGGCGAAGTTGCCCTGGCAAAGGGCACCTCGCGACCGTCTAGCTGGCCAGCAGCGTCCGAGAAGTGGGACGAGATGGCCGCCGACTGGTATCACGGCCTCCGCGACAGCGGCATGGCCGAGTACTACGAGCAGTCCGACATCGAGATGGCCCGCATTATTGCCGGCGAACTCTCCCACTACCTGAAGTCCTACGAGGGCAAGCGCTCAGCAATGATGTTCGCCGCCCTCATGACCGCCATGTCGTCGCTAGGCGTCACCGAAGGTGACCGCCGCCGCATGCGCATCGAACTTGAAAAGCCGAAGGAGGCGAAGGTCTCCGCTTCAGTGGTCGCCATCGCCGACTACCAGAAGGCGCTCGGCATCTAACCAGGCCGCCGAGAGGGGTGACGCCCCATTTCAGCCCTAGACCTCAAGGATATTGAGCCCTCCGCAGAGAATGCGGCGGCGCTGTTCCCGCCTACGAAGATCGGCCCGACATGGCAGATGGACGAGAGCGGAAAATGGCTTCTGCCGAAGTACACGCTCGGCTGGCAAATCCTTGGCTGGGTCGCCGAGTGGCTCACGCTGCCTGACGGCAGCCCGTGGATCGCGACGCCCGAACAGGCACGCTTCATACTTTGGATGTACGCCATTGATGAAAACGGCGAGTGGCTCTACCGCAACATCTTCCTCCAGCGTTTGAAGGGCTGGGGCAAGGATCCCGTCGCTGCCACGCTGTGCATCGTCCACCTGGTCGGCCCCGTCGTCTTCTCCCATTGGGACAGCGACGGCAATCCGGTCGGCAAGATGGATGACCAGGCCTACATCCAGATCGCGGCAACGTCTAAAGACCAGACGGAAAACACCCGCGACCTCTTCCCCTCGCTGATTCCCAAGCGAACGCGCGAAGCGTTCGACATGGATGTGCAGCGAGAGATCATCTACGCACGCGGCGGCCAGGTCAAGGTCCGCGCCGTGTCAGCCAACCCCCGCTCTCTTGAAGGTGGCCGCGTCTCCCTGCTGATCGCAGGCGAGCCGCACCACTGGACAAAGACCAACGGCGGCGTCAAGTTCTACTACACCTCCTCCAACAACCTCACGAAGTTCTCCGGCCGCATGCTGGTCATCACGAACGCCTACGAGCCCGGTGAGGGCTCCGTCGCGGAGATCATTCGCACCGAGCAGGAGAAGGTCTGGGCAGGCCTGCAGGAGCCCACTGGCTGGCTCTACGACAGCCTTGAGGCGCACCCGAAAGCGCCACTCGTCAAAGAGTGGGCGCCCCACATTGTCGAAACCATCAAGGGCGACTCGTGGTGGCTAAAAACCAAGGGCATCGTCACCGCCATTCAGGACTCGTCGATTCCGGCGTCCACCCACCGCCGGTTTTGGTTTAACCAGATCGTCGCCACGGAGGATGCACTCTACTCGCCGGCCGAATGGGACGCGATTCTCGCGCCCTCCAGCTACGGCACGAAGGCCGACCTGAACCCTGGCGATGAAATCGTCATGGGCTTCGACGGTGGCAAGACCGACGATGCGACCGCCCTGGTGGCAATCCGCGTCAAGGACAAGCTGATCGTGCCGCTGTTCATCGAGCAGCGCCCTGACGGGGCGCAAGGCGAGAACTGGCAGATCAACCCTGAATACGTTGACTCCGAAGTCAAGATGGCCTTCGCCACCTACAAGGTGCGTGCCTTCTTCGCCGACGTCAACCTGTGGGAGTCCTACATCTTCCAGTGGTCGGAGCTCTACCGCGAGACGCTGGCCGTCAAGGCCACCGCCAAGGGCGCGCTGCACTATGACATGCGTGGCAACAAGGAAGAGATTGCCCGCTGCAACGAGTCACTGATGCAGCACGTCAAGGACGGCATGATCCACCACAACGGTGACAAGCTGCTCCGCATCCACGTCCTCAACGGTTACCGCAGCCATAACGGCAAGGGAATCACCGTGAGGAAGGAAAATCCCGAGTCGCCGAGAAAAATCGACGGCTACGTTGCCGCCCTTCTCGCATTCATCGCCCTCACACGTCTTGCTGAGTCCGCCAAGAAGACGGAAGTCATCTACCGCCGACGCCTCATGCAAATCTAGGAGACACCTTGCCACAGGGCAACAACAATCTAGGCACCGAACTGGTGGCCGTCGATGTGGCAAGCAGCCTCAAGCCCCGCGTCGACCAGATGCTCGGCACGATCAACATCGATCGCGGAGCGCATCTCGCCAACCAGGCCTACCTCAACGGCATCCACACTCCCCCGAAGATTCCAACCTTCGCCACTGAAGAGATCATCGAGCTGCGCCGGCGCGCGGTCCTGAACCTCATCCCGCTGCTCGTTGGCATCCCGGCGCAGATCAGCTTCGTTGACGGCTTCCGACGCGAGGGTGAACCATTCCCGAAGGAATGGGGCGCCTGGCTGAAGAACAACATGGCCGCCAAGCAGACCTCCATCTACCGGGCCGCACTGACCTATGGCGCCGCTTACGTGGCTGTCGAGGAGCTCGGCAAGGGCGACCCGAAGTTCGCGCTGCTGTCCACCAAGGACACGGTCGCCTACTACACGGACCCTGTCAACGACCAGTATCCGGTCTACGCGCTGACGATTCGCTCGCATCCCCGCGACGAGAAGACGCCCGGCCGGATCATCTACTACGACGACGAGCGCATCGTCCACTTCGACTACCCGAAGGGTGGCGGAGACCTCCGGATCGTCAGCAACATGCCGCACAAGCTGGGCCACTGCCCGGTCGTGCGCTACGTCTGCAGCCTTGACGACGAGGGCACCGTGCGCGGCGTCATCGAGCCCGCCATCCCGGTACAGGACCGCATCAACCAGACCGCCTTCGACCTGCTGGTCACGCAGACCTTCAGCTCTTGGAAGGTCCGCTACGCAGCGGGCCTGGTCGGCGAGCCGGTCTTCAACGAGGACGGCACGCCGCGCGTGGACGCTGAAGGCCGCCAGGTCTACCAGCCGATCCCCGTCTCGCAGGCTCGAATGCTCACCACCGATGACCCCAATGCGAAGTTCGGCACGCTGGACGAGACCCCACTGGACGGCTTCATTGCCGCCCTCGAGGCGGCCATCAAGCAGTTTGCCGTGATCGGCCAGCTGCCCCCGCACTCCCTGCTGGGCAACATGAGCAACCTCAGCGCCGAGACGTTGGTCGCGGCCATGGCGCAGACAATGCGCTTCGGCCACGTCCTGAAGACGGCATGGGGCGCCTCGCACCAGTCGCTGATGCGGCTTGCTGCGATCGACATGGGACTCGGCGAGAAGGCCGAGAGCGACTTCACCTCCGAGGTCCGCTGGCGCGACATGAGTGACAACACCATGGGCGCACTCGTTGACGGACTCGGCAAGGCTGCAACCATGCTGGGCATCCCGCAGCGTGGCCTCTGGTCACGCATGCCGAACGCCACCACTCAGGAAATCAAGGAGTGGGAGGACATGGCTGACAAGCAGCAGCTTGAGCAGCAGTTCACCGGCACCGACCCGGTAGCCGCGAGCCGCCGCCAGCAGCCACCCGCCCCCAAGCCGAACGTTCCGACGCCGGCCGAAGTGTTCAGCACGCCGGCGGTCGCCAATTGATCCAGACACCAGCAGCGGTAGAAGCAGCAGCACGAGCAATATTCGGCCTTAGCGCGCGGGAGTGGACTGTCATGGAAGAACTTACCTGCACGAGCCAAGCCAAGCGCGCCCTCATGGCCGCCGCCCCGCACATGCTGGCTGTTGCGGAGGACGCGCCGCCGACCACGCCGCGACCATGCACCGAACGACACAGCCACCCAGACCCGGCATACATGTGCATGGCGCCCGAGGGGCACAAGTGATCCTCGGGCTATTGACGGCGGAGCATTGGAGTGGCGCCCATGGCCACCCTCACTGAGATAGAGGCCATCGAGGAAGCCCACCGCGCCGCACAAGCGCGGCTGGGCATCGTGGGCGCCTACCTCGCACTGGCCGACTGGACCACCGTAAGCGCCGTAGCGGCCTCTGAGACGTCCGCTGGCTGGCTCGCCCGGTCTCTGCGCATGATCTTCGGCATTAGGCGCTACAGCAGGCGCCTGGCGCAGTCCTACTACCAATTGGCACGCGCCGTCGAAACGGGCCACACGCTCGGCCTGCCGGAGTACAGCGACGACCCCGCCGCCGTGACCATGAGTGGACTGCGCAAGCAGTACACCGACCTGCTTCTCGAAATCGCCACGATCGACACCGAGAAGCCTGTTGATGCAGAGGGCGCATGGCTGCATGACCGGCTCCTCGAAGAGCTGGCCGCCGCAGAGCATGACGCCAACCGCCGCAAGATTCGGCTCGACGCCTCCGGCCTCGACCCCTACATCCAGAACCTGCTAGACGCAGAGGATGATGGGGATTCGGGCGTAGAGGTTGACGAGTTCGACTGGCTCGACGACATGACCGAGCAGGAAGTCGCAGACGCCTTCGCCAAGCTGCTCGTCAAGAACGCCGTCGCCATCCAGCAGGACGCAGCGGACACCGTTCGCCAGAACGAGGACATGACGCCAGGCGAGGCGCTGGACGCCCTCAATGAGAGCCATGGCAACGCAGGCTCGATGGGCGCCGGCAAGGTGGACAAGTACGGCATCAGCGCAGGACGCGATGCCATTGACGACGCCATTCGCCACGACGGGCGGGTTGAGATGTTCGCCCGCAAGTGCGGTCCCAATCCCTGCTACTGGTGCGCGATGCTTGCGTCGAGAGGCTTTGTCTACAAGAAGTCATCGGGCAGCACGACGAAGCGCACCACGACGGTCGGTGGTGCTGCGGGCAACTTCGAGGAAGGCCTAGACGGCCGACCTCTGGACGTCCGTAAGTTCCACGACAACTGCCACTGCACCATCATCTCTCGATGGGATTTGCAGTCAAAACTTCCCCAAGACAACCAGTTCTACAAGGACGCCTGGAAAGACGTTACGGCTGGACTCGGGGGTAAAGCCGCCATGAGTGCATGGCGCAGCTGGATGTATGCACGCCAGCGCGACGCTCTTGCCGCCCTGCGCGCGCAAGCGAAACAACCCACCCCATAGTCCCAGGAGGACATGTGCCTAACGGCGAGAACAACGGGGCGCCCCAGGAGGGCGCCATTGAGCAGACTCCCGCAGCTCCGGCAGCAGAGGCCCTCGCGGGCCTGCCTGACGAGTTCAAGTGGCTGGCCAAAGAAGTCACCACCGCCCGGAACGAAGCGGCTCGCTACCGCACCGAGCGCAACGACCTTCGCAAGAGCCTTGAAGGCGCTGTGACGGCCGAAGACTTCGAGGCAGCCAAGACCGAGTGGGACGGCAAAGTCCGGTCCCTCGTGCGCGAGCAGATCATCAAGGAGCACAAGCTCCCCAGCGACCTAGCAGAGCTGCTCAAGGGCGATGACGAGGCCTCCCTCGCGGAGCACGCCGCCACACTCGCCAAGTACGTGCCGTCCGAAGGCGCGGCTCCCGCAGTGGAGCCTGCCGAACCGGCGGCACCCGCAGCGCCGCCCCTGCCACCCAGTGGCGGCCGCGACCCGGGAGTTCCCGCAGATGACGTCAGCCCGACAGATCTGGTCAAGCTGGCGAAACAGCAGAACTTCCACTAGCCAGTCCCCCAACATCACGCCAGCCCTGCACCCTACGGTGCGGGGCTTCTCTATTTCTAGGAGACCTGCATGGCCAACGGTCAGCACACGGTTGTAAAGCCGCAGAAGATTGCCGACGCCGCACTCGTGGCCCTCGGCGAAGAGTCCGTCCTCAGCAAGACTGTTGAACGGCGCACCTTCGATGAGTTCAAGGGTGTCGCTGGCGACACCATCACCTTCCGCGTTGAAGGTACGCTGCCGGTTCGCAGCTACGCATGGCGCAACGACCGCGCCGAGCAGATCAAGGTTGACACCTACGTCGAGCAGACGGTCAACCTCACTGTCGAGCCGAACAACGACTACTCCGCAGTCGCCCTGATCGACGAAGCGCTGGAGTTCGACTTCGCCGGCGCGTGGGGCAAGCTGTTCAACGCACAGGTCAAGGCGGTCACGCGCGGCCTCGATGCCCGCGTCCGCAACCAGGTACTCAACGCACCCTACGAGCGCGTCATGGCCCTCGTTGCCTCCTCGGCCAACAAGACGGCAGCCACCGCTGACGGCGAAGACCTCGTCTTCAACTTCTTCTCCGACGTGCAGGCAGAGCTCAAGGCCCTCCGCAACCCGGACTCCAACGTCGTAGCCGTGGTCGGCTCCGGCTGGGCCAACCTGCTGCGCAAGGCTTCCAAGAGCAAGAAGAACCAGGGCACCGGCGACGGCGCATTCGCCTCCAACGTCATTGACACCTTCGCCGGCATCACCGCCGTCGAGGACCCGACGCTGGCCAAGAACGAGGGCTACGTCTACGCGGCCTCCGCCGTCCTGCTGTTCACCGCCGCACCGAAGGTGCCGGTCGGTGCCACCAAGGGCGCCATCTCCAACCAGAACGGCTTCGCGCTGCGCTGGATTCAGGACTATGACGCCAGCCGCCAGATCGACCGCTCCACGTTCAACTCGTGGATCGCGACCGGCGTGACCAAGGACAACCTGCGCCAGATCAACTCTGACGGCACGCAGGAAGTCGTCTCCGCGACCCAGTACTTCGTGCGCGGCATCAAGATCGTCCTCGCGGCCGACTCCACTGCTGCAACCGCTGCTGAGATCAAGCCCGGTGACGCCAAGTCCCGCACCAACGGATCGCTCGGCTCTTCCGCCACGTCCGACCTGGCCAAGGTCTACAACGACCAGCCGTTCGCTGGCACCCTGCCCGCCGGCGAGGACTTCACCAAGACTGACGTAGTCGTCCCGTAAGGAGCCCCTGAATGGAGCCTCTAGGCACCGTATCTAAAGTGGCGGCCCGCGTAGGCGAGTCGATCACCACGGCCGAGGAAGTCGCTCTGGCCACCTCGATGCTCGAAGAGGCCTCCGCTCAGGTCCGGCTCTACGGTCTCCCTTGGGTTGACCCCGCAGCCGCCCCCGCCATCGCTGTCACCGTCACGGTGGCGGCGGCGGCCCGGGGCTACCAGAACCCGAGCGGCCTCAAGCTCGAGCGCGGAGACGCAGTCTCCGTCGAGACGACAGCCGACTACAGCATGGGCGCCGCGCTGACCGCCGGCGAGATCACGATGATTCGGATGGCCGCCAACCAGCGGGGCCGCGTCACGTCAATCCCGCTGACCAACCCCGACCGCTTCGCAGCAACCTCCGACACGCCCGCGTATCTGGAGGCCACGGAGTCGGTCAGGCTGCACGGTACGCCGTGGTGAGGTCAAGGCTGCTGGACCGTGGCAGCGAGACGTTGACGGTCTACACCGAAGAGTGGGTCCACGACTCGCTGGGCAACAGGGTGAAGCGACCCTCCGGGGTCGGCATCGACATCAGGGTCACAAGCTCCGAGGACCGCTCCGCTGACGCAGAGCTGCCCGGGCAGGTGAGCAACAAGGTCATCCGCATCATGGCCCGCCAGGTGCCGATCGGCTCGTGGTCCCGCGTCATTTTCAATGGCGAAGAGTGGGACCTTGCCAGCCCGCCGCGCTTCACGCCCGGCGCGACCAAGCGGCTGCGGCACATCGAGTTCACGATCCGCTCACGCAACAGGCTGCTGGCCGATGGCTGAGTGGCTGGGCTTCAACGGCCCGCTGAGGGGCGATGGGAGCGTCGAGGATGTCGTCAGCCACCTTCCGGCCGTCAAGGCCGAACTGAAGTCCTCAGCGAACGCCCTAGCGGCCCGCACTTCGTCAAACCTCTCGCTGCACCGCGACACCGGCAACGCCAAGGTCGTCACCGTCTCGCCGCCAATGACCAAGCTCGACTGGCACGTGGCAATCGTCGACGCGGGACAGGGCGACGGGGTGCCTGACCGCACGGACAACGACAACAAGTCCGCCATCTCCATCGAGATGGGCCACTGGCAGAAGACGAAGACCGGCCGCGTCTGGGTCGACGGCATCCACGCCCTCGGCAACGCCGTCAATGACCGCGTCAAGAAGTACGGAAAGTAGCTCATGAGTCCAATCAACCTGCCGGTCTTCGGGTCGACGGATGGCCTGCTGATGGCAATCTTCCGGGACTTCTTCATCGGCCAGGACATCCAAATCGGCACGCTGTTCGTCGAGGACATGGCCACGCCTGCAATCGTCGCGCGTCGCGAGCGGCGCTCCGGCAACGGAGCCTCACCCAGCCGCGACAGCCGCTACATGGACCCTGCCATTGTGTCGATCAACACGCTGACCTCCGGCCTTGAGGCCGAGGGCGACGGGGCCGACCTGCAGGAAATGTGCCGCATCGCACTGATGCAGGCGCAGCTCGAGCAGAAGGTCTACCCCGGGCTTGGCCACATCTCCGTCATCGAGAACTCGACGCCGGCATCCCGCGTCTCCGACTGGGCAACCAGCACCGGCATTGTGCAGTACGCCACCCTCCCCAAGGGGGTCGTCCGCTACGAGTCGGTCTTCCGACTACTTATCCGCCCGCCCGTCTCGGGCAGCGTAAACAACCGCTTCAGGCCGCTCGCGTAACGAGCGGCCTTTTTCATGGGCTCCAGCCCACGAGGAGACATCTCACATGGCACTTGACAACACCGCCGTACTGAAGGTTGGCACCGGCCACTTCTACACGGCTCCCATCGGCACCGCCGTTCCGGCTGACCTGCGCGCCCCCGGCGGCTCGTGGACCGAGATGGGCCACACCTCCATGCAGGACATCCTGGCATCGGCTTCCGAGGGTGGCGACATCACCACGCTCGGCTCGCTGCAGGCCAAGACCCTGCGCCAGTCGGTCGCTTCCCGCACCGAGTCCTACAACATGAACCTGCTGCAGTTCGACAAGGACAGCCTCAAGCTGTACTACGGCGCCAACGCGGTCATCACCGGCGGCGGCCACGTGCAGGTCCCGCAGGACGCCGTGCCCACCGAAGTCGCATGGCTGGTCGTCTTCTACGACGGCACCACGACTGCCGGCATCTACGCCCCCAAGGCGTCGATCTTCCGCTCGGATGACCTGTCGATCTCTGACACGGAGAACCTGGCGCAGCTGCCGCTGAAGGTCACCCCGTTGACCTACCTGACGAACGCCTTCGCCATCCAGTTCATCCCACCGATCGCCGTCAAGGTTCAGGCAACTGCTACCGCGACCCGCTCGGCTCAGGTCGTGTCCTCGATCACCGTGACTGCTGCGGGCTCCGGCTACGCCTCCGTCCCCGCCGTGACCATCTCCGGCGGCGCAGGCTCCGGCGCCACTGCGACAGCAGTGCTGACCAACGGCTCTGTCACCTCCATCACCGTGAATAACGGCGGTTCCGGCTACACCACCGACCCGACCGTCACTATCGCCGCACCGTAAGGAATCACATGGCACTGAAAGACGAAGTACCCGAGTTCATCGTCGGCTCGCCCGACCTTGGAGGACAGCTTCGCGCTCTCGCAGCCGTCGTGCTCAAGCTGTGCGAAGCCGAGGAAGCCCGCCTAGAGGCCGCGAAAGCGGTCAAGGCACCGGCTGCCACCAAGCCTGCTTCTGCGGCCGCCTCAAGGGCAGCTGCGAAGTAACGAAAGACCCCGCGTGGGCAGGAGCGGACACCTGCCCACGCGGCTTTTCTCTATGTCCGCAACCCACAAACTTCAGGAGTTGCAATGTCCGCAATCAAGCTCTCCGATCTGCAGCAGGGTGCAGACGAGAAATACCCCGACTTTGAAATTGAGGTCGACAACGAGGACGGCAAGGAGCCGAAGACCCTCGCCTTCCAGCCGGTCCTCCGGCTCAATAAGGCAGGCCGCAGGGCAGTTGCCACCGCTCTCGACATCAGGAAGCGCTTCGCCGTAGGCGAGGGCGAAGATGAAACAGATGACGACCTGACGGACGCCATCTCTGATGCGTTCAAGCTAACCGCCCGCAATGTCGCCTCCTTCAATGGAGTGAAGAAGTGGGCTGGCGAAGACCTTGGCCGGTGGCTCTTCCTGATCGAGCAGTACCAGGGGAAGACGAACGCGGGGGAAGCCTAGCCCTCGCGGATGAGCTGGACGCTCACGGCGAAGAAATCTGGCTCGACCTGAAAGAGTTCTGGAACTTCGATCTTGTCGAGTTCATCGGGGGCCGGTGCTACGGCACCGTCTCCCAGATTTTCGCAATGATGCGCCACCTCCCCGAGGGCAGCCGCTACGTCGCCATCATGTCCGCCCCCATGGATGACGACAACGCAGAGCGCTCCGAGCCGGAGATCGACCCCGAGCTGGAAGCCGCAATGGCCCGGCGCTACTGGACGCAGGACCGCAGGTTGCAGGCGATGGAAATCAACGCCATCCGCGACTTGACGCTTGTCACCGGCCAGTGGCCCCAGGGCAAAGAGCCCAAGTTCCCGATCATCGGCCCGCCTGAATGGCGCGGCGAGACCGCCGCCAAGAAGAAGCAGCCGGTCACCAACAACGACGTACTAAAAGCCCTGGGGTGGAATGGAGTGAACAGCTTTGGCTGATCTCAAACTGATAGGCGCCGTCGCCGTCAAGGTACGGCCGGACGCCAAGGGCTTCAGGGGCGAGACCAAGAGGCAAGTCCTCGCGGAGCTCGCTGGCCAGGAGTACGACGTAGCCGTCAATCTCGACCTCGACGCCCATGGCATCAGGGAAAAGGCGCGACGCGCCGTCAATGACGTCAAGCGTGAAGTTGACCAGAGCCTGAATGTCAAGGTTGGCGTCGACCCCGAGTCGCTGCGCAAGGCCTCGCGCGACATTGACGGCATGCTGAGGGACTTCAAGGTCGGCACGGTCAATGTCGAAATGGACAAGGACTACCTGCAAAAGGCTGGCAACAAGCTTCAGGAGACGCTCAATGCCGCCGCAGCGGCAGGCATCAAGGTGGACGTGTCCACCAACGAGGGCCTCGAAAAGGCCAAGCGCGACATCGACCACTTCCTCCACGAGGAAAATGGCAAGCCGATCAAGTTCAAGGCCGACCTCGCCGGCCTCGACCTCGCGGCAGCCCAGCTGAAATACGCCACCCGCGACCGCCGGGTCAACTTCTTCATCAACGTCAACAAGAAGTCGCTGATCGTGGCGGAGGGGCTCGTCAAGTCGCTCTCCGGCCTCGGTGTCCTCAACAACGTCGGCAAGGGCCTCGAGAACCTTATCGTCAAGTTCGACGAGGTGGCCCTCAAGGGCGCCAGCTGGTCGGCAGCGATTGGCAACATAGCCAACGCCTTTACCTACATCGCAACATCGGCCTTCACGGTCGGCGAGGGCGTCGCCCAGTCCGTCGGACTGCTCGCCCTACTGCCCACCGCGCTGGCCTCAATCGCATCAGCGACCCTCATTAACGTCATCGGCTTCAACAACTTCGGTGACGCCTTCAGCAGCAACGCCAAGAAGGCGTCAGCCGCACTTGAGAAGCTACCCCCGCAGGCACGCGCCGCCGTCGAGGCACTGCGTGGCACGTGGACCTCCATCCAGACGCCCGTCCAGAACGCCTTCTGGGTGGGCATGGGCGACTCCATTCAGAAGTTTGCCAAGGTCACTGTGCCCGTGCTGCGCAAGGGCCTTACAAGCGTCGCTGACGACGTTGGCAAGTTCAACGCAGGCATCCTCAACAGCTTCGAGGAGATCGCCAAGAACGGCGACCTGACGAAGATGTTCGGCAACCTGCAGGGATTCTTCAAGCAGGCAACGGTGGCTTCCAAGCCATTCCTTGATGCGCTGAATACGCTCGGCCTGCGCGGCTCCAACTACCTCCCACGCTTCGGCAAGTTCCTTGCCGACATTAGCCAGGGGTTCAAGAACTGGGTCGTCGAGTCCGACCGGGCTGGCAAGATCAACGTCTGGATCGAGCAAGGCATCCAGTCACTCAAGGACATGGGCTCGGTCGGCGTCTCCGTGGTCGACATGTTCAAGGGCATCACCCGGGCAGTCAACGACGCTGGCGGCGGTGGGCTCCCCGAGTTCCGCGACAACATGCGCGCCATCGCCGACATCATGCTCGCCGAGCCGTTCCGCTCCCGACTGGCAACGATCTTTGCGGGAGCCCGCCAGGGCGCCTCAAATCTCAACGTCGGCCTGAAGCACCTCGGCGAGACGCTGGGTCGCTCAGCGGGCTACGTGAGCCAGCTGCTGGCAGGTCTGGGCAAGATCGGCGGCGGCGTCCTCTCGGGACTCGCCTCCGCACTCGGCCAGCTGGAATTCCAGAGCGGCACGCTCAAGGGCGTGCAGGACATGAAGGTCGCACTCGACGATCTAGGGCCAAGCTTCGCTGGCATCGGCCGCATCGTCGGCAACATGTCGCGGGTCTCCGGTGAAATCTTCAAGGGCATTGCGCCCGTCATCAACACCATCGTTCGCTTCCTTGACCAGTCGGTCGGCAAGCTGACCGGCAATCTTCAGAAGCTGGCTCCAACACTAACCGGCCTCATCAACGCGCTGGTCACGGCCGCCTCCGGCCCGCTCGGCCTGATGGTTGACGCGCTCAATGGCATCGTCGGCGCATTCGTATCATTGCCCGGCCCACTACAGCTGGCCGTCGCAGGCTTCGCCACCTTCCTGGCGCTGCGCGGGCAGCTCGGCTCCTTCGTTACCACGGTGCAGGGCGGCTGGAAGAAGCTCGCAGACTCAGCCACGCGCGGCGCCAAGAGTACCGAGGTCGCATCCAAGGTCATCGGCGACACGATCTACAGTGCCGATGGCGCGGTACGCAAGTTCGACGGCAAGCCCATGGTCAGGCAGCTTGACAGCATCGGCGCCAAGGCCAGGAGCGTCGGCAAGTCCATCGGCAGCAGCCTGCTGGACTTCGCCGGAGGCCCGTGGGGCCTAGCGCTTGCTGGCGCGACGGCCGGCATCGCCATGATGGGCGACGAGGCCGCCAAGCAGAAGTCGCAGATCGACGACCTTCGCACTGCCTTCAATGGCCAGAACGGCATCACCGAGGCCGTGCGCGAGACCATCAAGGTGCAGACCAACGCAAAGGGCTCCTTCCTCTGGATGGAGACGTCATCGGCGGCTGAGGCCGCCACCAAGATCGGCATTGGCCTCAGTGACATGCAGAAGGCCGCCGAAGGCGTGCCGGATGCCATGAAGCGCGTCGAGAGCGCCACTAAGGCGGCAGGCGATCAGCTTGAACCCTTCCAGAAGGTCATCGACCTCATGGCCAACATGGGCACCGGCAAGGGTCCGCTTGGCGACTTCGGCAAGACCATCGCTCCAATGTTCGGCGGCGCCAAGCTCTTCGAGTCCGACGCCAGCAAGACGACTGCCAAACTCCAGGGGATCAGGGATGGCATGGCTGGCGTTCGCGAGGAGAACGACAGGTTCGCCAAGCAGATGGGCGTCCCCGTCGGAATGTCGGCGGGCATTATGGCCGCCATCAA